CCTAGGACACAGTAACGGGTGAACCAACCGTTATGGCCAGCTCGACAGGCTGCAAACTGCACTATTGCATGATGCATTAATGCGAGTAACGCCCAGGAGCTATAAGCTCCCATGGGTTGACCTACGTGATAACGTAGGTCACCTTCCTGGGAACTCCAGCTACGAAGAATCAGGAGATCCTTCCACTGTTGCGCCCAAGAAAGCGCCTCAGAATCCCACGCACCGCCGGGCTTTCGCCCTTCGGCTAGTAGGCACTGGTACAGAACTGCCGGGACTCTATCAGTCGCAGCTGTGAGATCGAAAGAGTAAACCTCTTGAAGGTCTAATTTCCGAATCTCCTCACGTAAACGGGCCACCGCCGCGTTGTGATCAAAGGTCCCATCTTGTGGGATACCTCTGAGAACATCGAATAGGTGCAAGTGTAAACTTCTGAGCGCAGTCTGCGTCCAGTAGTCTGCTATCGCAACGATCCGTGTCTTCCCAGCTGGCTCCAAAAGAAAATGGAGCCGGCTGTGGATCACATCGAGGTTGTTCCGATGGTAGAGCCCCATTACGCGAGATAGGAACGGGATAACCCACAGTAGCCAGCATAGTTTTCCCCAGTTACTGGATACCCACTCTTTGAATACCATCCAAAGAGCTTTGTCGTTGTACAGCGCGTAAGCGTCATACAGCGCAGAGATGGAGGCGATGCCCCCATTGGGCCCAGCCGAAGTGGTTAACCAAAGCTTAGGCTTGCGTAGGTTTAGAGTGGAGTAGCGTGGCAACATGCTACAAAACGTTCTGAGATAATCCTGAATTTCAGGTAACAGTTGGAAAGACCCTGTCCACTCGCCCTCAATGGTCTCAAGTTTCGGAATGTTTTCCATCTCAATGAGACGGTAAGCACCCAAGACTGTGTTGACCAGGCGTGTAGTTAGGATATCTCCCGACCGCATTTTCCCACGAAGATGCCCAGGGATGAACTTAGGAAGTCCGGCGATTAAGCCGACCCATACAGGCGACTCCGTTATAGCACGCGGTTTCCCGCTCAGAAAGTGGTACGTTAGGATGTGGGCTTCCTTCAGGTAGCCCACGAGCCAAGCGTTCCCATTCTGTCTGTGGAATCGAAGAATTTTGAGTCCGAATTGAAGCAATTCTTTCCGGACCCGAGAGTCTACTTGCAATAGGAGGCTGAGAAGATCTATGATCTTCAACAGTCCACCTGCCAGAAGCCAACGTGATGCTCGTAGTAGCATTTCGTTTGTGTTGAATCGAGGTGTGTCGAAGACACGGCTTGGGGCCCAGGCTAAGGGGGGACACTTGAACCCCGTTCACACGATCGTTTAAGAGCGTGATCCCGGGGGGCCCAGTGTCCCGGCAGGGGCCGAAAGGCCTCC